TCAATTTCTGCCGCTGCTAAAACTGTACAAGGAATGACCAGAGGTGTTGGTAAGGCATTGAATGTAGGTGGTGCAGTAATATCTGATACTCCAGCCTTCAAAGATTTAGAAAAGGGTGTTATAAAAGTTGATGAATTTATGAGTAAAAATCCTGCTCTAAAAAGAGTAGGAGGAGCCGCCGTTGCTGGTATAGCAACCTATCAATGGTTAAAAATGAGTTTTTCTGGTGATATTGAATCTGATTATGACGTATCTCTTATTGCAGATGGTATTGCTGGTAAGGCAGGATTTGCAGATTTAATAAACTCCCCTGATGGTGTGAAAAGTATGGCTTTATTAGGAGCAGGACTTGCAACTGGTGGATTACCAATTTGGATGGGTGGTCCTGTTGGTTTAGGTCTTGCACTTGCATATACTGGAGCAAAGAAGGCAGGGGATACAGAAACAGGCAAAAAAATAAAAGCAAAGATGTCTGAAATGGCAAAGACAGCAGGATCAAAAATTGAAAAGGGTGCAAAGGCAATAGATAAGAAAATAGGCACGAATGACCGTAATGAAGGATTTTCTGAAATGTATACCTCTATAATTGAAAAAGATGAGCATAAAAAATCTGTTCAATACAAGAAATTGGCACCTCGGATGAAAGATGCAGTTGATCAAATTTTCAAAAAAATGGATGCTAAACCCTCAGATTTCCTAAATAGTTTCGAGAAAACTATAGTAGAAGTGTCAAAAAAATTCAAGGTTCCTGAGAAGAAATTGATGAATTACTTTGAAAAAGAAATGTTGTCGGTATAGGAGCAAAAAATGGCAGTCGTATTACAAACTTTAGTCGATAGTGACTTTGAACATGTAGTGAAAATTACTACATCTAGTACTAATAGTGGAGCATCTATTGTAGATGCATCTGGACTTGCTGGTGCCGATACTAATCCAAGATTGTCATTAGTGGCAGCTCGGTGGTCTGTAGAGGCAACAACTGATATTCTTTGGAATGCCGATGCAAATATTATCGCACTTTCCCTTAATGGGAGTGGTGCTTATGGAGGAAGTGACGGGTTTCCATCTATCGCAAATAATGCTGGAACAGGTGTAGATGGTGATGTTCTTGTATCAAACGCCGCATCTGATGGTTATGCGGTATTAAAGTTTAGAAAAATTTCGGGTTATGATAATATAACGTAATGTATAATATGCATACACATAAAGAACTTGAAAAGGCAGTAATTCGTAGTCAACATACACAACGTAATTGGAATTTGAGTAAAAATATACCTAAAGACGATGTGAATGTGATGTTACACGCAGTTACAAACTGTCCTAGTAAACAGAATATTGCTTTTTATAAAGTGCATTTTATACAAGACCGTGATGTGATTGAAGAAATTCATGAACATACGGAAGGATTTAGTACTAAAAGGAAGAAGGGTGATCCTGTTGGGTTTGAAACAAACCCTCAAACACTTGCAAATCTTTTAGTATTGTTTGAAAATTATGATTTTACAGAAGATTTGAGTGGTGATGTTCATCGAAATGCGGCGACATTATCATTTATTAAAACTGGTAAATGGGATGAGAAAAAATTAAAGGAGTTGGAGAGAGATAGACAGGTTGCAGTAGGAATTGCCGCTGGATATTTAAATCTAACTGCTTCTTTGATGGGATATAGAACAGGATGTTGCCAGTGTTTTGATGCAAAAGCAATCAAAGAGATTGCAGATTTGAATGAAAAACCTCTTCTTTTGATGGGGATAGGATTTCCTCAGAAGGGTGTGGATCGTAAGAAACATCATATTAGGGATTTTATATTCAACTCAAAGAAAAAACAACCAATTAAATATAAAATATGGGATTAGAAAAATGTTAAAACTTATATCAGAAGCAGTAGATGATGTAGAATTTATCACAGAAGCAAAAGAAGGTGGTAAAAAGGACTATAAAATTCGTGGTGTATTTATGCAATCGGACATAAAAAATCGAAATGGACGCATATATCCTCAAGAAATTCTTGCGAAAGAAGTTGCTAAATATGACAAATCCTTTATTAAGGAAAACCGTGCTTTTGGTGAGTTGGGTCATCCAGATGGACCAACAGTTAATCTTGAAAGAGTGTCCCACATGATTACTAGTTTAAAACAAGAGGGTAAAAATTTTGTTGGTGAAGCAAAGATTATGTCTACTCCTATGGGAACTATAGTTAAAAACTTAATGGATGAGGGTGCAAAATTAGGTGTTTCCTCTAGAGGTATGGGTAGTTTGGAACAGAGAAATGGTGCAAACTATGTGAAAGATGATTTTTATTTAGCAACCGCAGGAGATATTGTAGCAGATCCATCTGCCCCTAATGCTTTCGTAGAAGGTGTTATGGAAGGAAAAGAGTGGGTCTGGGCCAATGGAGCACTTGTTGAAGCACACCTTGCGGATGTTAAAAAGAAATTTGACGTAAAACAACGTCAAAGACAAGCGAATCAAGAAGCACTTGAGTTCGCAAAATTCCTCAAAATGTTATAATTTATAAATAAATAACTAAGACAAAAACGAAGGAGAAATCCGTATGTCAAATCCAAACGATGAACTGGACCAGACGATTGAGGAACTTGAAGCAGAGGTAATTGCCGAACTTGAGGAGGCATCCGATGAGCTTGATGAAGCAAAAGCAAATTCAGATGCAATGAAACCCAAGAAAGGTTCAATGCCCGCCGAAAAAGGTTCTAAAATCGAGGGAGAACGTCAAGATACTGGGAAACCAGTAGTTGATCCCGAACAATCCGAGGCTCCTGCCAAGAAAGTCCACGCTGCGGCGAAGGAAATTGGTGGAGATGCCCAACAGAAAGGTGAAGATCCTGCTGAAAAGAGTAAAGGCAAGGTTGCTACTAGTGGTGGAGTTCCCGATAAGGGAAAAGTTGGCGCATTGCCACGTAAACTCGCTGCTGGTGACGAAACTGACCATGAGGGTGAAGAACTTTCTGAAGGACCGAGAACTAAAGATCAACATCTCGAATTTTTTGCTGGTATGAAAGCAACAGAAGTTAAAGAGATGTTAAAAGCATATCAGACTAGTCTTGCCGAGCAAGAAGAGGATGAAGATGAAGACGATGATGAAGAAGCACTCGAAGCTGCAAAGAAAGAAGCAATCGAAAAACGCATTAAAGATATTGACGTAAAAGAAGATGTCAATGCCTTAGTAAATGCCGACGATTCTCTTTCCGAAGAGTTTAAAGAGAAAGCTGCAACCATCTTCGAAGCAGCTGTTAAATCTAAGGTACGTGCTGAAGTAGAACGTATCCATGATGAAGTTGCTACTGAAAAAGAAACAGAAATGGATACTTTTAAAGATGAATTGTCTGAGAAAGTAGACACGTATCTCAACTATGTTGTTGAAGAGTGGATTAAAGAAAACGAACTTGCCATTGAAAGAGGACTCAAGGGTGAGATCGCAGAAGACTTTATTTCTGGTCTACAGCAATTATTTGAAGATCATTACATTGATGTTCCAGACGAAAAGTATGACGTTTTGGAAGCACAATCTGATAAAATTTCCGAACTAGAAGGCAAACTAAATTCCGAGATTCAAAAGAATGTCGAAATTAAAGAGTCAAATAGTGAACTGGTTCGTGAACAGGTTATATCTGAGGTTTCCGAGGACTTAGCCGACACTGAAGTTGAAAAGTTTAAATCACTTACTCAGGATGTAGATTTTAGTGATGAGGAGTCTTTCAAAGAAAAACTCAACACACTGAAGGAAAATTATTTTCCGAAAGTTCATCCAAAGAGTGATTCAGATGATGAAGCTGATGGCTCCGCACAAGATGTTGATACGAGTGGTGCAATGAAGTCTTATATGACTGCTATCTCTCGTAACAAGGCACGTGCTAGTTAATAATTTTATAAATAGATGTAACAAAAAATAAAGGAGAAACAACTATGTTTCAAACAGAACATCTACAGGAAAAGTGGCAGCCAGTGCTAGAACACCCCGATCTACCTAAGATCGAGGATTCTTATAAACGGGCCGTTACCACTCTTATCCTCGAAAACCAAGAAAAAGCATTGAGAGAAGATGCTCAGTATCTTACTGAGGTTGCTCCTGTTAATGCTATGTCAGGTGGACAAATGGACACCTGGGACCCAATTTTGATTTCTTTGGTTCGTCGTGCGATGCCTAACCTGATTGCATATGACGTATGCGGTGTACAACCAATGACAGGACCAACTGGTCTTATCTTTGCTATGCGCTCTTCGTTTATCTCTCAAGACGGTGCAGAAGCACTTATGGACGAATCTTTCCCTGATATTTCTAACCAAAATGCCGCTGGCACTATTGGTGGTGGAGATGTCGGTGCTACTGAAACCAATCCTGCCGTATTGAACGACAGTCCTTCTGCTGGTACTTACACAAGTGCTACTGGTATGACTTTAGCTCAGTCGGAAGCATTAGGTGACAGTGGTTCTAATGCTTTTGCTCAAATGGCATTTAGCATAGAGAAGTCAACCGTAACCGCAGTTTCACGTGCTCTAAAAGCAGAGTATACGATGGAACTTGCCCAAGACTTGAAAGCAATTCACGGTCTAGACGCAGAAACAGAACTTGCTAATATTCTTAGTTCTGAAATTCTTGCTGAAATCAATCGTGAAGTAGTTCGATCTTTGTATGTAACAGCTGTTGCTGGAGCACAGGTCAATACGACTACTGCTGGTATTTTCGATCTTGACACCGACTCAAATGGTCGTTGGTCAGTTGAGAAGTTCAAAGGTTTAATGTTTGCCATTGAACGTGATGCCAATGCTATCGGTCAGCAAACTCGTAGGGGTAAAGGAAACATGATCATTTGTTCAGCAGACGTTGCGTCCGCTCTTCAGATGGCTGGTGTTCTTGATTATACTCCTGCTCTTAATAACAGCCTAAATGTTGATGACACTTCTACTACCTTTGCTGGTACGATGAATGGTCGTTTCAAGGTTTATGTTGATCCGTATTCTGCTAACGTAGCTGCTTCACAGTACTATGTTATTGGATATAAAGGTACATCACCTTATGATGCAGGATTTTTCTACTGCCCATACGTTCCTCTTCAGATGGTTCGTGCGGTTGGTGAGAATTCCTTTCAACCGAAAATCGGATTTAAGACCCGTTATGGTCTGGCCGCAAACCCATTTGCCGCTGCTAGTGCAGTCGCTGCTGGTGATACGGTTAACACCGATGCGTCACTCGATGCAAATACCAATGCTTGGTATCGTCGGGTTAAAGTTACTAACCTTATGTAAAATAAGGAACTACCCAAGTGAAACTAGAGAGGTCTTTGGACCTCTCTTTTTTTGCCTACTATATAATAGGTAATCAATTTAGATTACATACACACACAGACACACAGGAGATTACTATGACAGAATCAAAATCAGGATTTGAAATCCGAGCTGACCTATTAGGTCAAGCACAATCTATATTAACAGATAATGTTGATAGACGCCGAGACAGTCTTTTCGAACACAATAATATTCACCCAGAAAATAAGTTGGCCCCGCCAGCAGATGAAATTTCTGCTCAAGATATAATTGTAGTTGCAAAACAGCTATATGAGTTCGTAAATCAAAAATAATAGAGTAAGGGGGGTCTAAAGACCTCCCTTTTTTTATTATAAATAGAAGTATGGCAATTAAAGCAATAGATAGACAACCAACAAAGTTGGATTATGCAAGTCCTACACAATTCAAATTTGGTATAAACCAATTACCAAAAGTAGAGTTCTTTACTGTAGGTGCTAACATTCCAGCAATTAATATGGGAGATGCTATGTTTCCCACACCATTTAAGGACATTCCTATGATGGGAGATAAGTTGACATATGACAATTTGTCAATAACATTTATTGTTGATGAATATTTGGAGAATTATCAATCAATTCATGAATGGATGACAGCAATTGGGTTCCCTAAAAACAGAAAACAATTTAGAGATTTTAGAGCAAATACATCTAATGCTCCTGCTATAACTCTGGGACAATCTTTGGATATTGGTGATGTAAAACCAGCAACAGGAGTAAATGCTTTATTCTCAGATGCAACTCTTACCATACTTTCTAATAAAAACAACCCAATTCTAAATGTATTTTTTAGAGATATGTATCCTGTAGTATTGGGGGCATTAGATTATACACAAACAGCAACTGATGTGGAATATATAACTTCTACAGTTGATTTTGCATATCAAATATATGAATTTGAAGCATTATAAACAAAAGAGACTTGACAACCTCAAAATGATATGTTACATTAACTATGTGGTGGATTTAAGAAATATAATATAATGACCTTTCAAGAGTTACAAAACGAAGCAAAAGAAGATCTCAAAATTCTTGATCAAGAAAGATTAGATCAAGAATCTTTTAAAAATCAAAACATAAAACCTAAATGGTTAGAATATAGATCACATTATGATCAACTTCTTATAATGAGGAAGGCAGATCATCAAAGAATGTATCGTGCCAAATGGGAGTATTATGGGGGTAAAGCAGATGCAAAGGTGTATGTTGCAAAACCATTTGATTTAAAAGTGTTAAAGACAGATCTTCAGATGTATATAAATTCTGATGATGAGATTTTAGAATTACAAGGCAAGATCAGTTACTATGAAAGTATCATAAAATATATAGATGGTATTGTTAAATCTATCGATAATCGTGGATGGGATATTCGTAATGCGACAGAATGGAAAAAGTTTGAAGCAGGGATGATGTGATGGAAAAGTACATTGGATATTATGAAGAGGTTGTTCCTCATGTATTATGTAATGATTTAGTTAATTGGAATTTTAATTTTAAACCATCAACATATTCTAGTCACAAAGGAAGAACAGGAACTTCAGATGAACGAGTACGTATGGATGAAGTGTGGATAAAGGATGGCAACCTTTATTATAATGCTGTCAAGGCAGCTTTCGAATATGTAATTAAAAAATATTCAGAGGCACATCCTCTATTTTCTGTTCAACATATTACAGATTTTCGTATCAATCGATATCCTAAAGATGGGTTTATGTCAAGTCATGTAGATAATATACATCATAGTCATGGTCAACAATATGGATATCCACAAGCATCTATATTATTATTTTTAAATGATGATTATGAAGGTGGAGAGTTTGTAATTGCAGATAAATGGTATCAACCTACAAAGGGTTCTGCGATTATTTTCCCTTCTAATTTTATGTATCCTCATGAAGTGAAAACAGTAACTAAAGGTGTAAGATGGAGTGTTTTAGCATGGTCGATGTAGTAACTCATAAGTGTTTCCCTACACTAATTCATGAATTTAAATTAGATATAAATCATGAC